CCTTGGAAAATTCCAGAGAAAATAATTGAGCGATCAGTGACATTTAATTGTTGGTTAACATAATTTGGTATAGATGGAGAAGCGATTAAAATTTTCTCTCCGTCAACATAGACATTTTGAACATTAGCTGATAAAATATTTGCATCTGAAAATTCTGATGAATTTACTTTTAATATTTTTCTCCTTATTTTAAAATCACTTCCTTTCAATAGACCTTGACCGATGATGACTATTATTTTCTCAGATAAAACATCTAAAACTGTGGAATTGCCAATAACAACATTACCCTGTACTATTTCTAATGTATCTCCAATTTGAATCGCATGTTTATTTTTAAATACTACACTATAAGTTTGGTCAGAAACATCTATGATTTCATAAGATTTTATCTCATATATTGGAGCAGTGTTAAAAACCCATCCATTGTCAAGAATTGTTTTTCCCTGATATCCTAACGTTTGAATAGTTGCGGTATCATCTTTACTATAAAAATAATTTGCACTATCAATCGCAACACTATCTAAAATAGAATTAATTCTAACATTAATTTGAGTGCCAAATCCAGTTACTGCTGATGCATATGTATTAATGCCTATCTTAGAATTATTTTTAATTGAATAGTTAATATTCTTACATCCTAAGAATTGAGTGAGATTTTTTGATGTATAAGATACAATTCCTGTAGTTTTGTTACTAAATTCTACAGAAACTTCTCCTTGGTTTGGGAAACCAATAGTAGAGTCTACATCTATTACAGATGAATTTGGTAAAAATTCTCCAATTGATCTAGTTTTGGGATGAACGGTAAACTTACCATAAATCGCTCCATCAAAAGATGGATCTCTATTATAACCTCCATCAATTTTTAATTTATAAAATACTCCACCATCATCTGAAACTATATTTTCAATTTCTGAAATGGTGCCATAAGCATAGGTAATATTTTGATATGGTCTTTGAAAAAGAGTTAAATTTGCAATATCCTGTATGGGGCCAGATATTAACTCAACTACCAAATTATTTGTTATTTTGTATTGTGCATCAGATGGTCTGAAAAGAAAATCTTTAGGACGTATTACTTTTACATTATCACCATATAAAGCCTTGAATAAGATTTCAAAAGAAAGATCAGTTCCTTTACTTTTATAAAAATCTTTAATTTGCTTTAATAGTGTTGATTCGTTTATTTTTTTGGTAAAACTTCTATCTTCAAATCCAGGAGATATTTGATATTTTGTTTTAATTAAGAATTCTTTTAAAAATAAATTACTAAGATTGTATATTTTAGTTCCGGCGCGGTGAGATCCAGCATCAGAGTCCTTAAAAATTAATTGGTCTGAAGTTCTTAATCTATAAGTAGAAGCGATTCCAACATTGGTATTTTTATATGCTACAATTCCACTAAACCCTCTATAGCAGTTAGTGAATCCATTAGGAGTTTTTGTTTTATATGCAATCACTTCATCATCTATTGAAATTAGACCATACTTATCTGGAAATCCATCAGTTCCAGTTTCAGAATCTAAAAGATTAATAGTAATATTTTCATCAAAAGAAGTTATGTCAGAACCTAGTGTGGTAAAAGTTCCTAGATTAGTGATGGAATCAAGTTTCACATATTGATCAATATTTTGCAATAGATCAATTGGGGCTCCTTGAAACTCTTGAGCAAGATAATACTGCGATAAAAATTCACCCACAAGAGGATACTCTTCTTTTACGTATTGTGGGACTTGATTTTTTACAATATCTTTTAATTGAATTCTTTTTTCTGACATTTTATTATTTTACTCTTGATTAGTATCCATATGACCCATATGACCCAGATGAACTACTTTTTTGGCCTCCAGTAATTTTAACGTGCTGATTATTATGAATATGAAATGATTTGCCAAGTGTTATTTCAAATTCAAAAATATCTATATTATCTGTAATTGTGTACAAATCATAGGCAGAGGTTTTGTTTAATTCCATTTGAAGATTCCCAGCATTAATTATAAAATTAGGACTATAACTGACACTTTTTCTTTCTTGCCAATTTTCGTTTTCAATAGGTTTTTGTCTCATGAAATTATAGATGGTTTTTGTTATTTATTAGTAACCGTAACCGCCTCCGCCGCCACCAGGAGATGGCGAGGGAGATGGTGACGGGGATGGAGACGGGGATGGCGAAGGAGATGGCGAAGGAGATGGCGAAGGAGATGGCGAAGGAGATGGCGAAGGAGAGGGAGATGGTGACGGGGAAGGAGATGGTGACGGTGATGGTGATGAGGACGTGAATGAGACTGATGATGATGGAGATGGAGATGGAGTTGGAGTTGGAGTAAATGCTGTTATGAGTGAAGATGATCCCACCAGAGCCTCAGATATTGTTCCAGCTCCAGATGCAATTATAGATCCTTGTACTGAACCTCCAGGACGAACAAGCAGACCATTTGCATAACTTGAGGATGTTATGTAAGTAGATGCTGATGGATCCAGTCCAGATGATATGTTATCTACAACCATATCAAAAACACTATTACTAATGTCTAGTTGTAAATATAGATCTTGTTTTCCAACAACATCATTTGATTTTGGTGTTGCAGAAATTTCCATGATTGGTTGACCATCTTTAATTTTTGCAGACGCCAATATATTGATGGGATTAATGGTTATAATGCCATTTTTGTAATCTATTGTGCCAACTCCCCTTTTTAAAATATTTGGAGTTCTTGAACTAACTGCATTAACAGCAAACAAGAACAAAGTGCCATTTTCTCTATTTGTATTTGGAATATCTCCCAGATAAACTGTTTGGGATATCCCCGCGACTTGAAATCCAGTTGATTTAATATTATATCCATTCATATTAAATATGTGAAACTCATTACCAAATCCTATTTGATATTCTGCAAAGGTATTTAAGAGAACTCTTAAATCTCTTCTCATTTGAATGTTAGTAATATTTGAAGTTATTGATTCATGACTGTCATCGATTAACTTTAAGAATTTACTATATTTAAATCTAGCACCATATCTATTTAATTCTGTAGATTCAGAATACTTAGTAACATTTGTCTGGATAATACTTGAAACAAATGAAGGGGACGGTGCTTGATTGGTATTGTAATAAACTTTTGAAATTACTTCAACATAAAGATACTTTAGATCTAAAATTTCTGGAACGATTCCGGCAACCGCATATTTTTTTAGTTTTAATTTTATACTTTGTTTCTCTAAATTTGGTAAAAAGTCACCAAATCTTGGTTTTATACTAATAAAAACTTTTCCATATTGTGGTGGTATCAGTTCTTCTCCACCAAAAACAGAAATAGCATCAGTTTCTGGATAAATTTTTGATGGAATCAAGGTTTCAAAATCATTTGCAGTTAATGCTCTATTTTGAGATGCATAAATTCTTGGTGCATATTTTTTAATGGACTCTACAGATTCGATATTTTCTCCACCTCTTGCAGGTAATTCAGTCGTGAGTAGAGAAATACCAGAGGTTACAGTATATTCAATCGAGTTTCTTGTATAAGTTAATCTTCCAGAAAATGTAAAGAAATTTACTCCATTTGCACTATCCCCATTTGAACTTATGTAATCTGCAGTTACAAAGTTACCCTCTTCTAATTTTTTACCGAATATCCCATCGCCAAAAATTAATTCATATCTTTCATCCTCTATTTCCTGAATAAAATGCACATTTGAAGAACCATCTATATCAAATAAACTATCTTGATATGCATATTTTACTGAAGTTGTTGCATTTTCATTATTTTTAACTAAAACAGATATTAAATTAGTATCAATTCCAGAATTTGGAAGGATAAATCTTTGATTAGGATTTCTGGATGAATATGTAAAGTTATTTGTGAGTAAAATTCCTTCATTTATCTTCAAATTAGTAAAAGTTGCTACCTCATTAAACACGGGAACAGTAATATCCTCTAATATTGAGAATGCAAAGGATTGATTTCCAAAACTTCCAGATGATGTCGCTATGATTCCTTTCTTTAAGGTCAAAGAAGATGGAGTTGGAATCACATTAGAAAGCTCTACGAAAAAAGAGACTGTTGCAGACGCAGATTTTCTCGAACGGGGTACATATCCTATATTTCTTGCAAGTGCGACCACATTTTCTCTTAGTGTTGCACTATCAATAAACACTTCATTTGCAACCATATTTGCATTATATGAAGTGATATATGTGTTATATGCCAAAACATCCAAAATTGTTGAAAGATTAGACCCTTCAAAGTCATAATCAGTAAAATTTGGATTTGCTTTTAGATAATCTCTAAGTGTTGCTTTAACCTGATCGAAATCTAGGTTAGAAAAATTGACTAGTGGCATTTTACCTAGTTGATTGCAAAACGAATTGTAGTTCTTGCGCTGGGACGTTGGCTCCAATAATTTGATATTGAATTATCACATCAAATGAATTATTATCATAGTCTGGAGTCGCCACAACATTTTTTAAATCAACTCTTGGTTCAAAGTTTACAATTGACAATGCAATCTCATCTCTAATATTTGATGCAGCAATTTCATCAACATTCTCAAAAAGGGTTCTTGATATATTTGACCCAAAATTTGGATTGAAAAACTTCTCACCTGGAAGAGTAAATACGATGTTTCTAATAGAGCGAGCAATAGCGTTTTCATTCTTGAGTGCTATTAAGTCACTATTCAAAGGATTACTTTGAAAAGTCATACTAATGTCTTTAAACCCTTGACTAACCCTTTCTAGAGGCATCGAATACTATAATTCTACCTTATTTATTAAGGATTTTTAGATTCATAAAGAGGTTCAGTTCCATATTCCCAGTCATCATAGTCATCATCATTGCGAATTAATTCATGAATTTCATTTTGATGAAAGAAATCATGCTTTTTAGGTGTTAAATCATCACTTGCAATCTCACGAAGCATCTTTTTCTTTTCAATTTTGGTTTCCCAACCATATTCACTTGACAAATATTGAGTTCCCCACTCATTTTTCATGAAATTTTTATCTTTATCGACTTGTTTGGTCATTTTGTGCTCCTGATTCGTTAAAATCAGAACTTTTTACGGGGTTGCTATCCCGTTCTTGCGCTGTTTTCCAAAAATATTCGTCTTCATTACCCATTGCGAGTCGTTCATAGCTGTTTTCAACCTGATAATAACGAGTTGAGACCTTAAAATCAGGTGTTTTTGGTTCTTTAGGAGTTAAACTATTGTCATAGATGCGTATTCTGTTATTAGGATAGAGTGCAAACTGTCCGTTTTGTAATTCAATTAGATTATGTGACTTATGTTCGGCTGGATTTTCACTTGTTGCATAGTCAATCACATCTGGATCTTGATGATAGTTATCCAAAGTGCAGATATAAGTTCCTTTTTGAGGTCCAAAGTCACGAGTATAGCACTCATAATCCATAGATCCGATAAATTGTTTCTGCACAGAGACCACTCCATAGTCCATGCAATTCCAAAACTGAAGATTTGGTAGATTTAAATCAGGGTTTGGAGTTTCTGGGCGAGATAAAAAAGCACTGATAGGAAGTTTATCATACATTGCAGCATACTCTGGTAAGTATGTCTCAAAATAAAAAGCGCGTCCAGGTATCGACTTAGTAGATACCCAGACGCCTTTTACAAACTCACCCCAACCACTTTGATGATC